AGCAGAAAACCCACCTGCTTTAGCGGGTGGGATGAATGCGACCCACATTCGCAATATAATAAGTCATTTCTCATTTTCCAAAAATAGTTATGTCTTGAGAAAGCAATCTTCGGATTAGCATTCTAAAGGGCGGGAACCTCCCTATAGAAATCCAAATCCTAAAGAATTGAGTGAGGAAACCCACTTGCCTTTAGAGGCAGTGGGTAGAGTTCATGGGGGGGGGGGGGATTACACAACTTAATTGCGTCTCCTGAATAAAATCAAAACAACAGAAAGAAAAGTTATGAGTGATGAAAAAATTAAAATGACGGATAGTGAAATACTGGAAATTAAGCTTCTTCAAGAGAAATTCCAACAGAAAGTTTTTCAGTTGGGACAACTCTATTTGCAGAAAATGCAAGTTGAGTCTTCAATAAAAACTCTTAATGAACAAGAGATAAAATTGAGGGATGAATGGTTGTCCATTCAAAAGATGGAAAATGAACTGATTGATAAAATGTTAGCCAAATATGGGGAAGGACAATTAAATCTTGTTAAAGGAGAATTCATTCCAGAGAAAAAAGTAACAGCGACTTCTTAAAATATAAATACCAAAATCGAAAATGTTTTGTGTTTTGGTTTTGTGGGTGTATATTTATATCCATATAACACAATAGTATATCTTGGTATGAGGAATGAAAAAATATTAAATTTCCCATTAATAATGTTAAAAAATAAAATGCGTATAAAATGGAATTCTAAAATTTCCGGAATATATGCGTGGGTCAATGAAATTAATGGTAAAATATATATCGGTCAAACTGTTAATTTTTACAAGCGTATTTACTATGAAATGAACGGATTTAGAAATAACAAACATCAGAACATACTCAAGTTGTTCAATGCTATCCAAAAATATGGAATAAATAACTTTCGAGTAGTAAAATTATTAGAATGTCCAAAAGAATATTTAAATAAAATTGAAAGATTACTAATAGAATATTACGATACAAAAAATAATGGATATAATTGTACTTTTGGTGGCGAAGGAACGGGTGGACATAAAGTTACTCAAGAACAAATTGAAAAACAAAAAAAGAAAATGGTGGAATATTGGACGGATAAAAGAAAGAAACAACATGTTGAAAAAATGAAAGGTTGGTTTTATTCTCAACCAAATAATAAACAAAACGAAATGCGTGCGGGAAATATGTGGTGGTTAGATAAAGAATGTAAAGAGAGACACAAAGAAAATACTGCAAAATCTTTAACTGTGGAAAGAATAGAAAAACAGAGAAGTTCTATTCTTAAATATTATGAAGAAAATGACAGTGAAAAAGCTATTATACGTGAGATGATATCTCCATCAGGCGAAATAATAAAAATGGTTGGGTTGTGTAATTTTTGTAAAAAATATCATTTGGAACGGGGGGGTATTATAAATGTATTAAATGGTATGAAAAAACATCATAGAGGATGGCATACAGACCCCAACTTTACATATATTTCACCACCATTGAAGAAATTAAAATCTCCTGATGAAATATTATATGAATTTAAATCGGTTATAAAATTTTGTAGAGAACACGGATTGGATTTAAGTGGAATAAAAAATGTATTGAATAAAAAATCAAAGCATCATAAACTATGGCGATTGCCGGAAACTTCTTTGGAAGATGCAATGACAAATAACAGTCATATTTATAAAAATATCAAATTTCGATTTCCGGATAATCATATAGAAAGAGTTATAGATAAAAAAGGATTTTGTGAAAAATATGGATTTTCGAAAAAATATCTATATGGATTTTTAAGAAATAAATTAGAAGGAGACACATTTCACGGACTAAAACTTATATCTAAATAATGTGTTTCCAAGAATTCAACTATATTTATAATTAGATAATTTAAGAATATGATTATATACAATCAGTTTGAAAGGATAACATAATGCCTATACAAGAAGGATCACAGTTTAGCCCGGACAGGAATATCACATCGCCAGGCGTTTTTACGCGCGAAAACGATTTATCCGGTGTTGCGCAGGGCGTTGCTAACATCGGTGGTGTCGTAGTAGCACCATTCCCAAAGGGACCGGCCTTTGCGCCGACGCTTTTTACAGATGTAAACTCTCTACAAAATCAGTTTGGTGTACCTGATGGTGTACTATATGGCCCATACACTGCAGTAGAATACCTAACCGAACGTGGATTAGTAACTGTATGTCGTGTTGGTGGCTTAACTGGCTATGAGCAGAAATACCCATTCGGTATTTGGGCCATTAAAGGTGAGTATGCTAGAAACGACTCTTTCGGTGCCATAAACAGTGCAAGTTCGTTTGTTTATTTTTCTGGTGACATTGGGAACGAATACAGTGAGAGCGTAAGTTTCAGCAGCACAACGTATTCTTCGTCTCTTTCTTTATCATATGGTGCAATTCCTGACATTACGGGTTCCATACTAACACAGGCTGAAACCAATTCTTCATCAATGGATGGATATGTTACTTTCACCTTTTATGGTGGTGGAAGTGGATATTATTATTTCTACTTTAACCAAAGTGGTTCGACGTGGATTACTTCTTCGGCAGCTAGTGGAAGCTCTCTTACATTCTCCACTTTGTCATCTTCAACCTACGCATATAAAATTAAAGATGTAAACAGTTATCCTGTTGCCGGCGTTACTTATATTGGAAGTGTATTTGTTCCTCAGAGTGCCTCATATACAAGTTCATCAATTTTTGATTTTGTTGTAAATGGTCATTCAAGTAATTCAACGAACTCATTCACAATTAATCCAACCACTTCAAGTGCATTGACAATTCATTCCGCTTCGTTTACAGTTACCTTCCAAAATGGTGCTGCCGACGCAGACGCGCCATACAACCCAATTGTTGGAAACAATAGTGGTAGTATCCTTTATAACAATAGTGGTAGTATCCTTTATCACGGAACGACTCAGACGTTTGGTGAAGCTGTGAATCTTGTTCTTTCTTCAAGTGTTGATAGTTCATCATTCTCGTCTTCAATTGCAAACGGAACATTCGTAGCATATGTTAATGGACCAACTCCTATTCATTTCCCATACGCAAGTGACCCATTCAATAACTTGATATTCCACAATGCCACAATGAGTGCAAACTTGGGTGTTTGTGGATTCCCAATAATTAACATTAGTGGTGTTATAGAGGGGCCATTCGGCAACTACACAACGTTCAGTCCTTATGGAACTGCCTCATTTGACCCATGTGTACTACCAGCAGGTGCTTGGTCGTCTCAATCTAATGCAGATGTAAGATTACTTGCTGTATTGGCAGACACAATGTATGGTGGTATTGAAGACCTAATCACTCCGGGATTCTATGGTTCATCATTGAACTTCACCACTCCTATTGACCCAGTTATTGGTGTAAACGACATTCCAACTGGTTACAGTTTAACTTTGAAGAACAGTAATAGTACAACTCCTTACGGAGTCTATCAGTTCTCATTGGATACGGGTGATCAACACTATATTACCAATGTATTTGGTAGTGATCCAGCAACGGGTGATCCAGCCAAACAAGTGCCAGGTCAGAAGATCGAAGCCGCATATTTGTATAAGGTTTATGAAGATGCTATCGCCGAAATCGTATCTGAAAAGACAAATTGGTTTATCGTGGGTGCTGCTTTGCCATCAAGTTCTATTTCTGGCGAACCGATGAACTTCACAGACCAATACTCTCGCAACGTAACAGAAGGTGATAGTACCTTTGCAATTACGGGCGCATATACTCCTTGGGTCGTATCTCAGAAAATCGCTCCTTGGGAAAGTGGATCGGTGACGGCACACAGATTCGAATTGTTCAGAGTTCTAACTCTGGCGGACGGCACAGACACCAATACTCAGTTCAAGATTCAAATTGAAAACATAAAACTAGCTGGCCAAGTTGCCGGTAGTGATTGGGGCACATTTACCCTTACTGTAAGAAGTTACAGTGACACGGATAAACGTCCTATCGTTATTGAACAGTTCAACAACTTGAACCTTGACCCAAATTCTGCTAACTATATTGCTCGCAGAATTGGTGATAGATACAATTACATCAACAATCTTGGTAAGATTCTTGAATTCGGAACGTTCGCTAACAACAGTCAGAACATTCGTATTGAAATGGCTAGTAACAATTACCCAGTATCGTCTCTTCCTTATGGTTTTGAAGCATACGCTACACCAACCAATGGTGCTTTGGGGTATTGGACTCCAGTAATGAAATACACGAAGGCATCTGTTTACGGATTGCAGCCGGGTAAATACCCATCTGGTATTACCTTTGGTGATGCTCCAGCAGGCGCTGACACTGAATTGTTCAATCTGTATCCAACTTCCTCAACAGGCATTGGTGCTTCAGCGGACAACATTCAATACTTCGCTCCGCTACCAGCGTATAACAGCGAAGGAACGACTTATCAAAGCACTGGCAGAAACGTGGCGTTCTCTTTGGATGATGATTATGAACTATATGGTGTTGGCACCGGCTCATACCTAAATTCAAGTATGGCAAATGTTGTTGGTAACGCAATTCCAACAATCTATGACCCAGTAAACGAACCAACCTACATCAAGATGCGTAAATTCGTATTCGGATTCCAAGGTGGTTTCGATGGTCAAAGCCCAACCATACCGTTGAATGTTGGTGGTGATATTACGCCGGGCAACACTCAGGGATTGGATTGCACAACGGTCAGCTCTGCTGGTTCAGTTGCTTACAATCAGTGTGTTTCCGCACTCGGTAACTCTGATGAATTCGATATTAACCTAATCGCGGTTCCGGGCATCATTCATGAGACTCACCCATACGTCACCAACATGGTTGTTGATATGTGTGAGAAACGTGGTGATTGCTTCTACATCATGGATTTGTATGTTGATGACGGCAATCCATCAAGTGGTCAAATTGACCAAGTGGTGTCTTACGCCGCAGAATACGATACGAACTATGCTGCTTCCTACTATCCTTGGATTAAAATCCTTGATACTTACAACAACCAGATTGTCACGGTTCCACCTTCTGTCGTATTGCCAGCGGTTTACGCTTCCAATGACAAGGTAGCCGCCGAATGGTTCGCACCAGCCGGTCTAAACCGTGGTGGTATCCCAATCGCTACGCAAGTAACGGATAGGACCACGCACGAAGAGCGTGATACTCTATACGAAGGCAAGGTCAACCCAATCGCAGCGTTTCCGGGTTCCGGCATCGTTGTCTGGGGTCAGAAGACCCTACAAAACGCGGATAGTGCTTTGAACAGAATTAATGTTCGTCGTCTATTGATTAACATCAAGAAGTTCTTTGCCTCAACCGCCAAATACTTGGTATTCGAGCAGAATGTCGCTTCTACTCGCAACAAGTTCTTGAGCATCGTCAATCCTTATTTGGAATCAGTCCAGCAAAGAAGTGGTCTATACGCCTTCTATGTGAAGATGGATGACCAAAACAATACTCCGGATATCATTGACCAGAATATACTTTACGGACAAATTTATCTAAAACCGACTAAAACCGCCGAGTTTATTATATTAGACTTTAATATTTTGGCTAGTGGTGCGAGCTTTCCAAACGCCTGATAATCAACGACTTACAAACAAATTATAATCAATAAACCCAACTTAATAAAATAAGTTGGGTTTTCTTTTTTTATGTGATATATTTATGGGTATAAAATATATTTGACCATATGAATAAAGAAGAACTAAAAGAATTTGTTAGTAAAAATATAGATAATTTTGCGATACAACTAAAAAGGCACCATAACCAGTTATACAACGAGATTGATGGATTATATAACTTTTCAAGGTTTGCTGAAAAATTATACGTGTATATAAATGGAGAACAATCTATAGGGCATTGTAAAGTTTGTAATGAAAAAACACAATTTGATGGGTATTGGAAAGGCTACCCAAGAACATATTGTTCCTGTAAATGTAGAAGTAAGGAAAAGTCAGATAAAGCAA